CGATGTCCTGCCAGAACTTCGCCTCTTCGTCGCCTTCGCCGGCATCGCCGGACTCTTGGCCATCTTCGCCGGCTTTCTGTGCTTCAGCGATTTCTGTTTCTACCTCTTCGGCTACCACCTCCTCTTCCACTTCTACTTCTTTTTCGTCTGCCATCGCCTGTTTTCTCCTTACAGTTCGGATGTTTCCCGGCATACTCCCCACCGGTTAGGGTATCAATCTTCGTCTATCCTGCACGGTGACGGGTTTTGATCGAACCTCACCACCTTTATTGTCTGTTTTCCTTCGAGCATTGCCTTCATGATTCGGTGCCGTCCATCCAATATTTCCCCATCTTCGTCAAGGATAATTGGGAAAGAAAGGTCAGCATCGAGAACTGCTTTCATATGCATCACAAATTCACGCATGGTGATGTCATATCTTTTCCACACGCTTATGGCATCAATAGGGAATTCACGCTCAGGCAGATCTTTTGCCAGTTCGATAAGCCTTGCCACTGACCAATGATGACGGCCCAATTGTGCCAGTTGATTTTTCGGTGAATAAAAGTCTGGTATTTTCATTTCAAATACAAAAAAACAAAAAACAACATGACAATCACACCAAGCAAAGAACCGCAAATTTGTCCAAGTATTGCCGCTTTCCAGTTCATCTCATCTTCCTCCAAGTTCGGCAAAAAGTTCTTCAGTGCTCATCTCATACGGGTTGCGCAGCGGCACAATCTTTGCCGTGGCGTCAATTTTCTTTGCAAATGTGTCGGCCTGCTTGCTTTCTATCTCAGCCCCGGCCTTGGCCGCGTTGGCCTGCGCTTCCATCCGGCCGGTCTGCGCCTCAAACGCGTCAACGAAACGCTTCAGCTTCTCGTTGGCGGCGTCGAGCTGCATTTCAATTCCCTTGCGCTTCTGCTCCAGCAGCTGCGCCTGGCCCTTCTTGTCTTCGGCCAGGGCAAGAACCATCGCGGCGTCCGGTTGCTGGCTTTGTTTCGATTCTTCAAGCAGCTTCTTCTCTTCGTCCGTTTCGGGCGGTTTGAATCCTTTCAGGACCATCTGCTTGTTGGCATAATCGCGCACATCGTCAAAATTTACGCCGTCCATCAGCGTCAGCAATTTCAGGTAGAGAGCTTCACGGATAGGGCTCGTCTCCGGAACCATCGGAATCATGTTTTCCAGCCGGTCGATGGTCTGCTCTTTCTTGCTGCTATAGGATTGTCCTATCTTTGAATAGACATCAAATTCGACATTTGACAGATCGTTGAGCGTGACCAGGTCGCCGGTTTCCTTGTCGATGACGGTCTGCATGATCTCGCTTGTCTTGGTGGTCCCGTCCGGCATGGTCATTTTGACTTTGCGCGGCACATCGTAGACCTCAGTGGCCATGGATGCGTAGATCTGGCCATCCCGACGCTTGGCGTGCTTGAAATGCTCCTGGTAAACCACTGACTGCATATCAAGTCTGCGTTGCAGGGCGAGCACAGCCTTGCCGGAAAGATCAGGGTCGGCGATGTCCTGCGGGATTCCTGGATTTGCCACGTCCTCGACCGCCTGCCTCGACAGATCAATCGACACGGCCAGGGCCGGGGGAACTTGCGGGGCCGGCAGGGTTCCAACCGGGCCAAGAGGCAAGTCAGAGCCATCAAGCGCCTTGCGGTTTTGCAGGACATAGGCAAAGTTGTTTTCCGCCCCGGACATCGAGTAATAATCTTCGAACCCGGCAATCATCTCTGGCAGGAAAATTGGCTTCTCTCGCGGTGACTGCGAAACAATATCGGCAAGAAAAGACATCTGGAAATTGCGCAGCATCTGCGGGTCTTTGGCCAGCCGCGTCACGCCCTCGTAATGCTCCTCGCCCTCCACATAGGCATGCTCTCCGTAGCACGGAACAACCGGGAGATGCTCGCCGGCAATAACGCGGGTATCCAGGATCTCAGCGCCTGACGCGATATACTCCGTTACCTGCCATCGCTCTACCTCTCGGTCGCCCTCAATGGTATATCCCTCGTCAAGCAGGTCATCCATAACCTCGGCCAGCTCTGATTCGGCCAGCTCCATTGTCTGTCCAAACGGGTCCATCATGGTCAATATTTTGACTGTCACCCGCTCTCTATGGAAAAACTTGACGACATAGACCGTCTTGCCGGTCGCATACCAAGGGAAAGAATAGGAGTGCTCCGGCTGTTTGAATGACTCCGCGACGTTATCAACATCCTCACCGGTCAGCTCCTTGACCAGTTTTTTATAGCCGTCCTCGGAATATGGGACCAGCACGGAAACATAGTCAGCGTCTGATTTATCCAGCAGCTTTGCTCCTGGGTCCCAGTACACGCAGTTGTTGGCCTCGTGCAGCGGCATCCGGTCGATAACCTGCTTTTTGTTGCCTGATCGGTTACTTTCATATCTGGTATAGAGCAGCCAGGCACCGACACCGCAGACAACGGTTTCCTGCTTTGCCACCTCGTAGGAATTGATAGAGGTGTTGGCATTGTCGTCGGTGCGGTAAAGCCCGTCAATCAGATCGGCGGCGTCATCCCGCGTCTCGTCTACCGGCTCGAAATCTACCGTCACCTCATTTTCCGACAGGTCGGCCAGGATCTGACGGCCGGCCTTCTTCAAAATGTTGAACTCGCCCCGATACGCCAGCTGTGAATCGGACAACAACTGCTCGTTCCATTGCGTAATAAAATAGAAGCACATGTCATCAGCGGCCCTTTCCCTGGTGACCTGCCCAGCAAGGTACGCTTTTTCGTGCATTTTTTTTAATTCTTGCAAATCCAAAGTCATAATGTTAACATCCCACTGTGTTACATACTTACAATCTCAACATGGCGAAATTATGATTATAGATATTACTGGCCACAAGTTTGGTCGGCTCACCGTTATAGAAAGGGCCGTTAACAAAGGAACTAAGATCATGTGGCACTGCATCTGCGAGTGCGGAGAGAAAACAACTTGTCGCGGGGAGCACTTGCGTAATGGGCTTATTTCTTCTTGTGGCTGTCTTGCCATTGAAATGCAAACTAAACATGGGATGGCAAGAACCCCTATTTATTGGGTTTGGCAAAATATGAAAGATCGTTGCAACAACCCTAATAATCCACAGTTCTCGGATTACGGTGGAAGGGGTGTAAAAGTTTGCGACAGGTGGATGGCAAAGTTTGAACACTTCCATGCCGACATGGGTGATTGCCCGCAAGGGATGACGTTGGACCGAATAGACAACAACAGAGGGTATTGCAAAGACAACTGCCAATGGTCTACGCGAAGGAATCAAGTCCTGAACAGAAGAAACACAAAGCTTTATACTGTTGGTATCAAAACGATGTGCGTAAAGCATTGGTGTGCAGAGGTTTGCATTCCATACGCTACCGCACGTAATAGGATGAAGAAAGGAAAGAGCTTTTTTGAAGCTCTTAAGTTTTTGTAGCCAAATACTCATTACCGGTTGTCGCCGCCGTAGCGAATTGCCTGGATTACCAGGGTGAAAGAGCTGCTGTTTACCGCGTTGTTGGTCACGGTTATTTCCCATGGAGATCCGTCACCAAGTGGAAAAAAATTGTCTGAGCCCGCCGTCACTCCATCGCCCATAATAACAGGCGTGATGGTCGCATTGTCGACCACATCCGCCCCATTGCCGGCGGCGGACAGGATCGTGATGTCGTCGCCGTCCAGGATCTGCAGGTCGCTGTTGTCGGTCGGCCCGGTGCTGCCTGGAATGGTCGAAAATCGGTAGGCATACCAGCCATTGTTGAGCAAAGCCTGTGCGTTGTCCGGCATGTCATCGACTGCCGTGCCTGGCGTGGTGTCAAAAGTGCAGGTCACGTATATCCTAGCGGCCTGCTTGTTTGAGGAGTAGATGCCGGCGGCGACTGTCCCATCCGCCTTGCCATCATCGCAGGTCATCGCGGCATGGGAGACGGCCGGGACGGACAGCAACATGGCCATCGCCGCCCCGAGGATTTTTCTTTTCATTCTTCGCATATTCACACCTTTACCATTTCAGTGTTATTTTGTGCTACTTTTTTATGCAAACATATCACAATACGTGCGCACTTGCAATTATTTGTGTCACTCACCTTACTCCCATTGGCCGGATTGCTCCGCGCCCGCCGCCGTGACCGGCCGGCCTGACCCCTTGCGGACGGATTACCGGGGGGGGTTTGGCCGTTGCCGCGGTCAAAATCTGGTGCGGCGTGCGCATCAGCATCATCACCGAGTCGCCCAGGTTCGGAGATTGCAGTTTAAATTTCCGCTTCATTTCGTCCTTTGTGTACAACTCGAACTTGCCGGAACCGTTGGGTTTTACCGGCATGCGGCATAATTCGGAGCGTAGCTTGGGCAGGATTGCAATGTCGGAGGAAAACGAAATCAGCGTGTCTGGGTCGTGGTACTCGTTGAACACAACGGCCCGGTATGTCCGGTATATGCGCCCCCGCAGCTGATGGTAGTATTGAGCCCGCTTATTTTTGAGCGCATCGGCGTTAGTCTTTTGGTCGCGGACCGGCTGCTTGTCGGCGGGCTCGAAAATCGCGTCAGGATTATCAACACCCTCAGATCCACGGAACATGCTGATGATTGTCGATTTGCCGGAAAACTCTGCTGTTACCTGCCGGTTGAGCCCGACCCCCATGCCGTCACAGTCCCAGGTAAATGCATCCACTCCATGACGCAAGGCCAGGCCGGTCGCCCAGTCGCCGCCGGTGTTGATATCTCCGGTGGTCATCTCCTGCAGATCAATGAGTACCGAGCCGTGCCGCAGCGCAAAGCCCTTACTGTCAGGGCCGGTGTCGCTTGGATCGTGGGCCGCAAACCGTATCCCCTGCGGGCGAAACCCGAGGCGCTTGTGGGCATCAATGCAAGCGTCGAACCACTCAGCCAGAACAAGCGCATCCTCTACCGAGTCGTTGAAATCCCCCTCCCAGATATGGTCGTATTTTGCGCGGGGTAGGTGGAGAAAATCCCATTGCCGCTGCGCCTCAAGCTCTGGCGGGAACCATGGGTTATCCCGCCAGTTGCACATAATCACTAGGTGCATCTCGTCCTCGTGATATCCTACAGTTTTGAGGTTGTGGAGAAACGGAACAATGAAACGCTGAGAGAATGGATCTGCGGAGCTGCTGGGGTTAGCGGTAAAAAACAACTGTGAGCCAGGCGCCCGGATGGTGGGCAGTAGGTGGTCGATGGAATCCTGGGATAGAGTTTGCGACTCCTCACCCCATGAGTACCGGAAATCTTGGGCAGATTTAACCGCGTCAGGGTTGCGGGAGAACCCCCGAAACCGGAACCCGCCGCCGGTGTTGCAGTCAATTTTTTTGTCGGTTACGTCAAACCCGTCAGCGCCAGTCTTGCTGATCAGCCCTTTGATGAGCTTATGCACCGAGTCGTCGATGCTGTTTTGGTATTCCCGGCCGCAGAGTATGTCTGCCGCCTCAACCTGGCAACGCATGAGCAGGATGCGGGCAACTGACTCCGATTTCGCCGAGCCGCGCCCGCCGATCAGCACAATTATCCGCGCTCTGGTGGTGAGCACGCGGAGTAATTTATTTGGTATCTGGATTGACGGCATGGATAATTTCCACGGTCCATTTGTTTTCTGATTTCAGCGGCCCGTCGCCTGGTCCCGTCACCTGCAGCGGGAGAATTTTGCCGATCAAGGCCAAAAACGCGCTTGGATTTTTATCTGCCTGCGCCGCAAGGTATTGCGCTCCACCCGCTTCATCAAGGGCTCCGAGTATCATGTCCTTGAGATCGCGAGTAATTTTATTAGTAGCCCCTTTTTTTCGCCCCCCCCTGCGCTCCCCTGGTTTTGATCCACCGCCGGACATTTTTCCCCTCATTCATTCAAATCACACTATTTCAGCCACGCGTATTCTTTCCGTGTCACGTCCATGCCAAAAGATAACACACATTTGCAAAACTTTGTCAAGAAAAAACATCTGCTATCCACGCCGCACAATACGCCCACAAAAAGCAACATGCGCCTAGCGTTCGGGCGAACTCTGCTTTTCCGAGTCAATTATTATTTTCTCACATTCCTCCTTGCATCACGTAACCACACGTATTTATTGATGATAATATTTTATTAATTTAACTTGACTTATGGCACAGTACTGGCTATATTATTAATCAAAGGGAAGGGCATTAAGCCAAAACATCCATTGCCGCAAGGCAAAAAAAGAGGAGACAAAATCATGAAAAATCAGGAAATGATGACCATTTTAGACGCGCTTGCTACCAAAAAATCATGGCTGCGGACACAGTACGACAACTTTTGCGCGGACTGGGCGGAGCTGACCGCCGGAGTCAAACCTGCCGAAAAGGTATACATCTTCAACGAGGGCGAAAGGTCATTTTTCCTCCTCACCGGCGATGACCGGCTTGACTACGATTACGAGGACTGCTACGGCGGCACCAGTGAGTCCAGCGAATATCCCAAGGAAACCATTAAACGAATCAGAAAAGTTGCAGCAAGTTCCCGCGAAATTACCAAGTGGGTGAAATCAAAGCAGGCGGAAATCGACCGGCTGAGTGCCGAAGGTGAAATATTCAGAAGCTTGCTTCGCTAACCATTCCCCCGGCCCTGGACACGCACCAGGGCCGTGAACTTTAACCAGAGGATGATGAGGATATAAGCGATGAAACAAATAATCGTAAAAAATTACGGTGAGGTCGGTCGAGATCAAGCAATCAAGGCGGCAAGATCAGGCCGCGCAGATGTGGTTGCATTTTGGGTCCATTCAAAAAAACCGCTATGCATATGCAGGGCGCAAAAGATTTCCGGGCAAGTCACCTGGTCGGAAGGTGACTTCTGGTGGTCAAAAACCATGACCGTTTCCGATAAAATGCGGAAAGAAAAGATTATCTAAACATGGCCCGGCATACCGGGATATTTTGAGCGAGGATGAGACGATGACCATCAAAAACACGAACACGCTGGACACAAAGAAGAAATACCGGGCGACCGTGACAGATCATCCTGAGTACGGCAATTGGATTCTGTCCCATGACGGCCACACCTGGAACGCAACAAAGCCGGGCGGAGCGGTGCTGGCAAGCGCGCACTGGTGGAATATTGGGGGGGCATCATGAAATATAAATTATCATCTGTCCGTTGCGGCATGTGCGGCTGCCAAATCGACCTGGAGTGGTTACGGATCAGGTATACCGGCGCACCTGATACAGTTATCTGTCTCTGCCGGTATTGTGCCGGATGGATCGAATCATGAAACCCTGGCAACTGGCAATAATCATCCCGGCGATTTATATGCTCGCCGGGATCGTTGAAATTTATCTGTGAGGAGAAGCATGGAAACCATAAAATGCACCAGGCCGAACGGATACAACGGCAACCGTATCGAGGTTGAGCTGTACCTCGATGGGGACAGAATCATGGAGCGCCATGAACACGGCAGCCACAATTGCCCTGCCGTTTCTGCCGCGACAAATATGGCCGAGCTGGAATGGCTGATTGATAACCACCCGAATTTCAAAAATTACAGGAGGATTTAGACCATGAAAAAAAGAGGAGGGCAGCGAAAGCCCCCGGAAGAGAAATCGGAAAACAGGACAGTCGGCCTTCCCCACAAAACGTGGGCACAGGTTGACAAAATGCCAGGCACGCTCGCCGGGCGCATGCGGATTATTGTTGCTGCCGGTTTGCAAGCGCAAGCGATTGAAAAGGCACTGCGCGACCTGTGTGCAGCAATGCCTGAAATGTCGTCATGGTCAGAGTCTCTCTGGCCTGAATATACAGCGGCGATGAAGGTTATTGCCGAGATTGATGCCCTGGGAGGATTCGACCATGGTAAAAAATGAAGAAATATTAGAACATGCAAGGATGGCCGTTAGTATTTTCAGCGAGGGAATGCGCAGAGAGAGCGAGAACAGAAAAGAATCAGTCGCCAAGCTGTTTGGCGCAGACGATGCCACTGTAAGGCATTTTTGGCAGGCATGGGAGGCAGGAGCGTTTTGCTCATTTGAGGATATGCTGTGTCGGCTGGTTGCGGCGCTGGCCGAGGAAAAGAAAAAGTATCTCGCCATGGTATTGCACGGCATGCCGGTGCAGCCAGTTTTAATAGAAAAAGACCGTTTCCTGGAGGAAGACGCAGATGAAAAGTGAAATCAAAGCCCATGGAGTAGTGCCGCTCTCAACCGGCGGGCACGCAACAATCATCATTTTCTCGTCCGGGCGTCCTTGCCGGCGAGTATTCACCGGGCCGGATAGCCTGCAGAAAGCCAACGACAACCTGGCGCAGGTTATGGGTGTGCTGGACGAAACACTGCCGCGCATCCGGGCTGCGTCTTTGGAGGGGTTTACGATATGAGAATCTACGCAGGACAACGAATATCGCCAGACAAATATCCAGCATGCCAGGAATGCAACCGCGCAGATGCTGGCCAGTGCGACACATGCGTCAGCATTGAAAAATGGCCAGTCAACGGGAAATCACCTGCTGACCGGATTATGAAAACAATCCGCGAGGAGGTTCAGGAATCGCTCGCCGCCGCTAAGCTCGCGGGTTACCGGCAGGCGCAGCGGGAAGAATTCGACTTTTGGAAAGAAAATAACTATTTTGCCGGATCAAAAATAACTGAGCGCATCATGCATCTGCGAAAGGAGCTGGGGCTGTGAGCGTTCCAGTATAACC